TACTCAGTATAACACAGAGCACAGTATGCAGCAAGAGATCAGTTAGCCAATAACCCAGGTAATTGGCTGTGAACCATCTACGTAATTTGTCAATTCCAGTATCTTGGCATCCATTTGCAGTTGCGCTTCAGATTTCATTGCTGCGCCGTTTAGGCTGCCACCACCTTGTGGGCCTGCAATTGTTGAGAATTTTTCACGGGCTTCACCAATGATCATTTTGCAAACAGCAGTCATGTAGTCTTTGATCCATTGTTGGATTTGATAATCTTGCAGCAGGTTCACTTCGGGCTTGAGTTGGTACACCCATATCAGCACATTCTCACCAGAGCCTTTGGGATCTCTAACCAGTTGCAGTTTTTTGGTCACTGGGTTCCAGGTGTAGTTCATGTAGCCGCCAAACATACGTGCGGCCAATTCCACATACTGTGTGTAAAAGTCATAGGTGGCCAGGCCGCCACTGACATTGAAGTTCATCAAGTACACATTCATACTGGCCTGTGAAAACGGATCAAAGTTTGATGCAAACGGACCGCTGGAATCACCAAATGTTCGACGAAATATCTGACGCACACTCACAACTTCTTGCGGCAAGGTATAGATGTTCATGTCCCGAATCAGTTCCATGAAAATGTACGCTTCTTCATAGGCATAGTTGGCTCGTTGACGGTACACGCCAATAGTACGTTGATATGCTGCTTCGTAGTGAGCCGGGTCCAGCTCAAGATCAATGATCTGATCGCCCAGCATCAGTTTGCAATAATCTATTAGATTTTGTTTTAGCTCGGGCAGGGTATTTTCTGACATAAAGGAAACTCCAGTTCCTATATTTATTCAAGCTGCGCTATCACACCTGGAAGCCACTGTGCAAAATCACCAGGCCATTGTGCTCGCATTGTGGCCAGGCGCTGCTGATTGTGTTCTGCTGCTTGTTTGCATCTTGCTGCCAGCACAATTGCATCAATCTGCTGGATTCTCTGATAATTGGCCATGCTGGTCAAGATATAATTTGTTATTTTGTTGCGGCCAGGCCAGTTATCCTGCACACATTGATCGTATGAATGGTCCACAATATCTGGCATGACATCAAATCCCAGGTCCACCAGATGCTGTACCGCCCCACGGGCCGCAAACACTGCCCACGGTGCTGGTGTAACCAACGCCCGGAATATTTTTTCACTGAACGTTATAGTGGTGTTGCCTGCATAAGTTTCAATTACTAGATTCAAGTATGCATCTAAATTAGCTTGTTCAACTGTAAGACTGTGAGTAAGCAAGGGCAAAGAATTTAACACAGCGTCCCAGTGTTGGTCGTAAATTCCTGTATAATACTCAGCTAGTGGTTGCCAATGTTTTATAAAATTTCTTTGTAGATCCTGTACAGTATTATTAACGTCAGATGGATCTTTTGCATTGAAGTTAACAAGATCCTGCTGCTGCACCGCATCAAGTCCACCGCTTTGTGCAATCAGTTCAAAAAGTATCAATTGTCTTTGTGAATCAAGGCGATTTACTGACAAATGAAACCTGTGAGATGGTGTAAAATTTTTTGGGGCAGGGCAGTAAGAAAATATTCCAAAATAACTAACAGGCGTGCGAAGCACAGTGTATTGTGTATTGCAGGTGATCAAATTATCTGTTATCACAACTGTGTCAGGCTTAAACCAATTGTCAGGAGATTTTGATATGTCTGCGTCGCAAACAAAAAAATCGTCTGCCAGGCACACAATTGCTGTTTTGTTATTTCTAGTCCAGATTCTCCGGCCTGGGTCCGCCGTTGAGTATCCTAGATTACTTAGAATACTAGCAAAGAAATTGGCCAACACAGACTCATGCTGCATGCATTGGCTTTGTACAAATACTTCACCTTGTTGAGTCTGATAAAATGCGTGTTGGAACATTGTTACAGGCCTTTACGTACAGGAGAGATTGCAAAGGTTTTCTTGATTACCGGGCAGAACTTGCACTGTGCAATTGGGTTGTCTAGATTTGCTAGGAATTCTTCATGATATTCACTAAAATTGTCCACTGACAAAGGCCGGTAAGAATTCAGCAGTAGTCGATCCTGATCACTTATGTCCAGGGGGTGTTGTTGATCAAACTCAGGTAACAAAGCAGCGGGACCGCACTTGTACAATTTCCCTCGTATAAAATGATAGGATTTGTACAGTACAAATGTGCAAGCATTGTGTGCCAGTTGCGGATCATTATCAAACAAGGTGTAACGCCCTGATGCGGATGTTTGTATAGTTGATGTGTCAAACCGGTTTTGATAATAGACATTTACGAACACACCATTGTGGTCAGAGTACTGGTAATCTGCACCCCATAAGTCGGGGCGGTGAGTGTTTTGCTGCACTGTACCGCTTAAAAACTCATGAATGTTTTGTTGCAACATCTCTAGATCATCTAGATTGTGCAGGCTTATGGCAATACTGTTCCTTATGCCATTTCTGGGGCGAGCATGGGCAATGGCATCATACAAGCCTTTGACTTGATTTAGGCGGGTGCCATTGGTCAAAATTTGCACAGCAATTCCAAACGCATCATTGAGTCCATGGATCCAGGGCACAATGTCCGGATTCAACAAGGGCTCGCCACCCAGTATTGTGATTGCTTTTAGATCAATCAGCTTGGCCCATTGTTGGTACTCAGCAGCATGATCACTCCAGCGTTGCCAACCTTTGAAATCAAAATTGTTGAATCGATTGCATTGTTCACAAGTCAAGTTGCAAACGTTAGTGATGTAGACCTCTATTTTGTTAAACACAGGTCTGTGAGGATTATTCATCCCATATTTACCAGGCCTTCAGTACCACCAGGTTTTCAGTTCCGCGTCCGTTAAACTGTGTCTCTGTGGTGGTTAGATCTTTGTAGATTTTTCTAGCAGCCGGCTTGCCTGCAGCCTGCATGGCTCGCACAACGTCAGCTGGTTTGCGCACAGTTTTCTGTACACTTTCTGCTGTGCTAAAACCAATGATGCTGTTGCTCTTGACAGTGAACGTGCCCACGTGCGAGTCTGCCACCACATGGATCAGTTTGCGCTTTTTGCTGTCATACAACCAGGCTTCACTCTTGTCCACCAGGTTTGCAGGAGCAAGCCCTTTGATTTTGAGGTCCACAATTTCGGCCTGGAACTTGAACTTGGCCGCACGTTTTTCTGGGCTGATGGCCTTGGCCTTGCGTGGCTTGCGGTCAACCTTCTTGATCTGCACGTATGCACCACAGTCATTGATCACTGCTTCACAGAACTTCACAATGCCGCGCATTTGAATCTTGGTGAAGTTGCTGTAGCCTTCTGCCAGTTGGGCATCCTTGCCGCCAATCACAGTTTCAAATTCTACAAGTTTGCGTTTCCAGTCCACAGCAATTTCGTTCACCATTTGTGGTGCTACATTTTTGCCACGGATGATGGTAATGGGTTTGATGTCTGCACTCATCTTGGCACCGGACATCACAAAGTCATCAAACAGGCCTTCTAGCTCGCCTGCACATTCGCTAAGTTTTTCTCGCAGTCGATCCTGAATAGTTTGGCGAGCCGGGGCTGTGTCTGTTTTTTCTGCTTCTGCTTGTTGAGTGGTAGCCAGTGTTTGTGCCAACATGTTGTCTAAACGAATCTGTTCCGATTCAGTCAAGTCCAATCCCACCAGGCTCATGCGGCATAGCCAGGCTGTGGTTAGTCGTATTGCAGAATCTGGAACACCGCGAAGCAGTCGCACATCGTTCTTGCGTCCGTGAGTTTCTAAATAGCTCACTACCATGTCCCTGGCATCCTTTTTGCCATAAAAGTAATTGTACCAGCTAAAAGCAGCAGTCAGCCGACTTACTCGATCATAAACGGGCTGTACACGCCAGGTGGGCTCATCGCCCATGAATTTGGTATCGGCGCTGCGTGGGTTTAATGGGCGCACAGTGGCGCGAACTGGTTGAGCAGTGGTTTTCATGGTACTCCTTACTAATGCAGTAATTATAACACAAACAGGATTATTGGTCAACTGTTCACGGGCAGGCAAATTTACTATAAATACA